AAATATTACGTTATATTAATGTGGATGATAAATGTGATCAAAATATATACGATATTGATGATAATGATTTCCTATTAAAGTCTAGAAAATCTTTAGCATTAACACCATTAACTGAAACTATTCACGTTAAATTAGACAAAATGAATTATAGTTTATATGTATTTTATAAATTTTTAGATTATGGATTATTACGCTTCAACAGTGATAAACAAGAATATATACTATTAGATGATAATGTAATATCGTGGAATAATATTAAATCATTAAATGAAATACAACCTAATAGTTATTTGACCTTTTTAATGCGCAAATATAAAGAAACAGAAATTGATATTATAAGTATTTATAAAATTTTATTATGGTATTTTAGACAAATATTTGTAAACAGTACTGTTTCTGACATTATAGGATATTACTCTAAATGCCAAGAAAACCCTAATGACAATGATAATACCTTAAAATATAACAGTGTAGGTTCTGTTAAAATTACATCTGATTATGATATTACACTAGACGGTATCAATAATAAATATATATCACTTGTTATTAGTAAATTTAAATTTATTGTTAAAAGACTATTCAACAATACAGAAGACTTTATTTTCGATACAAATATATACGGTGTAGGATTTTCTAAACAAAATGTACCATATTATGAAAGTGAAATGTATGATTGTGACATAAAATGCAATAATGGTAAACAATTCTGTATTACTAGCATAAGTAAATATGATACAAAAAAAGATATCATTGATCAACATACATGGGCTGTAGTAAAAATGTTTGCAAATTTAAAATTATTTTCAGAACCACATGTAAAAAATTTAAACAAATCTGACAATAAAGAGTTTGATTATGTCATGTATGATAATATCTATAATGAATTAATAGACTATATAAAATATAACACTAAAAGAAAAAATGACATGACAATTTATATTTTATCAAAAGCAAATGAATTCATAAAACGACATCCAAAAAATGTAGAATACACACGCAATAAGTATTACGGAAGCGGTATCTATGCAACACTTATATCTAATGCTGAACGATTAAAAATAACATATGGTCTCAATAATTATGTGAGTTTAGTTAACTACTATGGTCTCGAAACATATTATACAAGAGGTGCATTTTTGGATGTGGTAATAAACCAACAAACATGTAACGATAATAATCCTTCCAAATTAGATAAAGACGCATATCTAGATAGTTTTATTGAAAATTTAAGTGATTATTGTTTACATGATTTTAAAGAAAAATATATTAAAAGAGCAATGAACGCATTAAGAAAATTTACCGATAATATACAATTAATTAAAAAGATACGCATAATGTTGTCTAACAACAAAGACGACTTATCACCAAATAATAAAATAGTAAAATTAGTAGAAATTTACAAATTAATTGTAAAAATACTTCATAACACATTGACAGAACCAGATGTGTTTAATTATAATACTGAAAATGATAAATCAACATATACCCAAGGTGAATTAAATCTAGTTACTATAGCACACTCAAAAAATAAATATTTTATAAATATTTAATATTCACGACATTTAAGTTTATCTTTTAACTCATCAATATAATTAGAACTTCCAAATGGATTAGGTACTATTCTATTATTTAATTCTTCAATAAATAATGAAATCGGCTGATGTATCTTTAAATCAAACTTGGATTCACCATATCCTAAACAATTCGGATATTGTACCATTTTAGAATGAATAGGCCTTGCACTACTTTCCCAATTACCAGTGCTCATATTACATGTGTTAAATTCATTAATAACATGACTTGTAAAATAAACAGGCGTATTATTTAAAAAACTATCCGTATCAGAATTCATATGTACAGTTCCTACAAAATTATCACATTCATTATTAAATTCTAAATTTTCATATTTATTTTCTTCTACATCTTCCAAACTCATTTCTGATACACTATCACAATCATTAATAATATCATTCTTATCTTCCCCTATTTCACTATCCCTATCTTTTATTAAATATCCAGTAGCCTGGAACGAGTTACTTGGAGTAGAAGTAGCATAATCATTTAATGCACTTATTAATGTATTATTTAATAATATTAGTTCATTTAAATTATTCTCCGATGTATCTAAATAATATGTAATATCATTATTAATGTTAATTAAACTTATTTCATAAACAGGAATATGTGTTACACTATAAGAATTATAAACCCACCCCTTTCTCACAATATTATCAATCTTAGTAATAGTACACTTATAATCTTCTAGTGTATACTCATACTCTAATTTAGTTTTATTTAAATATTCAAAGATTCGCATACAGTAATCTTTAAATAATTTATTATCTCCACTACCAATAAACTTGTTGATAATACTTTTTTTGTTATTTTGTATATCACTAAAAAGAATTAAGGACATTATTAACTCTTACCATTAAATAATATTTTATTTTTAAATAAAGTTTAAAAATTGAAAAGATAAATACAACTTAATTAATTAAGTAATCATGACAACTACGGATTTCAAAGCATATTTGAATACATTTACTAAAAATGTAGATAGTTATCAAACTCATTTGTCATTAACAGGAGGTAAATATAATGTTCCTGATTTTAAATATGATGAATTTTATAAAATGTATTTTGAAGAATTAATAAGTGGAAATACAAAATTACATTTAGTTGAAAAAGTAAAAGATTCTAAATTCGCCATGTTTTTTGATTTGGACAATAACAGTACTATTTCAGAATTACATGTTTCTGATATTAAATGTATCTCTAAAAGTATTGCGGACACATTAAAAAATAAAGATTTTATTGTTTCAAAACGTGAATCAAAATATCATATTAATTTTTATAATATTGTAGTTGATACACAAACTGCATTAAGTTTAGTAAAAATCATTGAATGTAAATTAAATGAGTTGTACAAAGAAAAATACAATGGTATTATTGATAAATCCGTATATAAAACCGGATTGAGAATGCTTGGATCTTTTAAAAAAACAGAAGACGTATGTTATCGTATTTTTGATGTAGAAAATGAAAAATTTATTGATGACCTCACTTGGAATCTTTTTAAAAAATGTATTATTAGAAGAAAGGCTGACCAATCATTAACAGACTTAAGCAATGTATTAAAGTTTGCTTCAAAAATGAATAAAAGTGACTCTGTAAATCAAAAAATTGACAATATTAAAAACAAAGCTTTAGAAAGTGAAATATACAATTTGGTGTCTACTTTAAATAAATGTGAAATTAATGGTGAATTGTTATTAAAAGACTACAAATTTGATATTTCTAGAATTTATGCTAGTTTAAACAGTACAGGTGTGTTTTGTTATTACTTGAATATTACTGATAAACATTGTCCATTTAAATGTAGAGAACATAAACGTGCTAATTCACCAATATACTTGGAAATAAGTAACAAAGGTATATTCTTAAAATGTTATGATGTTGAATGTTTAAAGAAAAGGTTTCCAGAAGAAGGTATTAAATTACCAGATAATATGGAAACTGATTATAAAGAACTTCATTGTAGTATGACTATTAAATATTGGAATGTTGATTTAAATATTACACCAGAAATTCGCCAAAGTTTAGAAGAAAGTCTATCAGGAACACATTATAAAATCGCAAAAGCAATGTTTACTATTTATAAAGATAAATTTCGTGTTGATGAAATTAAAAATCCAGAGTGGTACTTGTTTAATGATACTAGATGGGAAAAAACACTTATGCTCAATCTCTTAATAAGTGAAGGTCTTCCCAGATACTTTAAGGGTATGAAAACAATTTCTAATCCTAAAGATACTAATCATATTGATTTCAAGGAACATTTAATTAATGAAGACGATCTCGACGCAAATCTTAGAAATCAACAAATTGATAATATTATTACAAAATTAGAAAATGTCAATTTTAAAGAAAATATTATGAATCAATTAATTTACTTATTTAAAACACATGATACAAACTTTTATAAAAATCTTGATGCAAATCCTTATTTGATTGGATTTAATAATGGGGTGTATGATTTTACAAAATACAATGTGGATACTGGAATTACAGGACATTTTAGAAAAGGAAACATTCATGACTGTATAACATATTCAACAAATTATGATTACATGCCATATGATGAAAATAATGTTATTATTAAAGAAATTTATAGTTTTTTATCAAAGATTATTACAAATAAAAATGTACGTGAATACTTATTGAAAATTCTTGGTAAAAGTCTGTTGGGAATTCCAGATGAAAAGTTTTTTATTTTTACAGGTGTTTCTGGAGCAAATGGTAAATCAACACTGATTAATTTCTTGGAATTAGCATTGGGTGACTATATGGTATCTGTTGATACTAGTTTATTAACAAACAAACGAAGCAATGCGAGTAGTGTATCACCAGATGTGATCAGAATAAAAGGAAGAAGAATTATAGCATTCCAAGAACCTGAACATAATGACAAGTTGCGCACAGGAATATTAAAACAATTCAGCGGAAATGATTCTATTATCGCTCGTGATTTATATAAAAGTCCTATTAGTTTTAAGATCCAAGCAACTATGATCATGTGTTGTAACGATCTTCCTACAATCACATCTTGTGATGGCGGTACATGGAGAAGAATAAGAGTTATTGATTTTAACAGCCGTTTTTGTGATAATCCTAAAAAACCTAATGAATTTTTGATTGATCCAACAATAAAAGAAAAACTCGCTACATGGAAACCTTATTTTATAAGTATCTTGTTACATTATTTTAATCTTTATAAAAAGGAAGGCATCATAGAACCACAAGAGGTCAAAAGCGCCACGAACAAATACAAAACAGATAATGATAAGTTTAATGAATTCTTTGATACGTGTATTGTCGAAGATGATAAGAACATTGAAACATTCCGCGATATATATGCCAATTTAACTTATTGGTGGTCAGAAAACTATAGCAATGTTAAAATTCCAGATACACGTGAATTAAAACGTGCTTTGAAAACTAAATTTGGTAATGAAAAGGAAGTATATATCGATGGCTTGGTGCGTTATGGTTTCAATATAAAGTTTACTAAGAATTTCAATCAACCTGTTATTAATGATTTAGAATCAGATTACTAATGTACCACTAAAATATTTTTTTATTTACTACTATTAAATAACATGAATACATTATTATTT